CTAGAGAGGCGTTTGATGCCATCGATTACGTGTGGCCCGGGCTATCCTTTGCCGTGGGCTCTAGTGGCGTGGCTGGGGCTATGTGGGCTAGGCACGGCATGGGGTTTGAGGAAGTCATAATGGCTGGCATAACCCTGTCTGGCGACGACCAGAAATACGCCCAAGGATACCCAAACGGGTATAGCCAGCACGCAGGCTACGCTAGAGCAGACCAGATAGACAACTGGTTTCGGGTGCTCAAGCGCCACCAAGAGGAAGGGCTAACTATGGGAATCTACTCAATGTCCGGAAGAACCAAGGATTTGCTAGGAGCCCCAGAATGATTACTGTTGCTTGCGTGCTAAAGTCTGGCGGCAGATACAAGCCAGATGATGCCGCCAAGTTACAGCGCAATGTAGCTCAAAAACTGAGCCTGCCCCATAACTTTGTATGCCTTTCTGACATTCCAGTACCGTGCGAACGTATTGCTTTGCAACATGACTGGTCTGGGTGGTGGTCAAAGATTGAGCTATTTAGACCGGGCGTGTTACCGCCTAATACCATCTACCTTGACCTTGATACCGTTGTGCTGGATGACTTTTCGGACATTGCCGAGTGCGGGTACGACTTTGCTATGATGCAAAACCTCAAGCGTCCGCACATGGTTTCGTCAGCCCTAATGTGGTTCTATCACAAAGCTCCAGTTGAAGTCTATAAAAGATTTGTGGTAAACCCAGATTATTGGGTAAAATATCACCAAGATAACAAGGACGGCCCATATTTGGGCGATCAGGCGTTTATCTGGGATGCGTTAGATAGAAACGTGCCGGTATTAGAAACCAAGAAATACGGAGTCTATTCATACCGCCTACACGTAAAAGACCGAGGCAAACCGCCTGAGGGGTGTAGGATTGTTGATTTTGGTGGGCAATACAAACCAAACAACGTTGACGCCGAGTGGCTACGTGCCATTCGAGGATAGGATAGATTATGGCTGCCGGTGATTCTGCTCTCTCAATATGTTCTGACGCCCTGCAAATGTTAGGCGCCAAGCCAATCTCGTCCTTCACAGAAGGAACGGATGAGGCAAACGTTGCCGACTCTTTGTACCAAGACATCAAAAAGCAGGCCCTTTTGGTCTATCCTTGGTCGTTTGTGTACAAGAAGATTACAAGAAGATTGCGTTAGCCAGACTGCTGGTAGGGCCAACGACTGAGTACACCTACGCCTATCAGCTACCCGGCGACCGTATTGGCCCACCACGTTCTGTAACCGTTAGCGCAACACCCGGTTCGGGAACCATCCGTAACTACCGGATATTTGGCGACCAACTTCTAACTAACGAAACCAGCATTTACATAGACTATCCCTATGACGTACAAGAGTACGAGATGCCGGTGTATTTTGTCCAGCTTATGAAGTACATGATGGCTTGGCACTTGGCTATACCCATTACAGACCAGATTGACAAAGCTACCTATTGGCAAGGGATTGCAATTGGCGCAGCATCGGAAAACAACCGTGGCGGGTATATGCGTACCGCTACCAGCATTGATGGCCAAGGCCAGCCAATTTCTGTCATTGAAGATTACAGCCTCATTGACGTGAGAAACTGATGGCACGGTTTCTAAGCGTTCAAACCAACTTTTCGACCGGAGAGCTTGACCCGCTGCTTCGAGCTCGGATTGACTTAGAAGCCTACAACAATGCCGTTGAGAAAGCCACGAACGTAGTAATCCAGCCACAGGGCGGTATGCGTCGTCGCCCCGGCCTAAAGCACATTCTTGCCCTGCCAAACTCAGGTTCCGAATCTACTGCCAACGGCGTACGCTTAGTACCGTTTGAGTTCAGCACTAGCGATTCGTATATGCTTTGCTTTACTCATAACCGTATGCACGTGTTCCGTAACGGAGCTCAGGTACTTGACATAAATGGTGGGTCATTAGATTACTTAGATACTAGCAGCGCAGGATTGACAGGCGCACGTCTAGCAACAATTAACTGGACGCAATCTGCCGATACGCTGATTGTGGTTCACCCAGACATAAACCCAGTCAAGATTGTCCGTGGGGCAACAAACGCCGACTGGACTGCAAGCACCATAACTTTTGACGCAATACCTAAGTTTGCATTTAGTCCAAGCGTAAGCAATCCGTCTGGTACGCTTACGCCTTCTGCCGTATCCGGCAAGGTAACTCTTACCGCCTCGACCGGCACGCCGTTTAGCGCCGCTTCTGTTGGCCAGTACATCAATGCCACGCCACAGGGCAGAGCAAAGATTGTGCAGTACACAAGCGCAACCGTGGTGCAAGCTATCACCGAGTTTCCGTTCTTTAGTACGTCTGCTATTGCAAACGGAAGCTGGGAATACGAATCTGGCTATGAGGCGGTATGGTCATCCACAAAAGGATGGCCACGCTCGGTTATTTTCCACGAGGGAAGACTATTCTTTGGCGGTTCCAAAACTAGACCATCAACCGTATGGGGCTCTAAGGTAGGACTGTTCTTTGATTTTGAGGCTACCGAAGGATTAGACGACGATGCTGTTGAGGCAACCCTAGACACCAATACCTTTAACGCCATTGTGGATATGCAGTCTGGACGAGACTTGCAAGTGTTCACTACCGGCGGTGAGTTCTACGTTCCTCAGCTTGGCCTAGACCCAATTACGCCAACAAACTTCTTTGTTAAAGCATCGACCAAGAATGGCGCCAAGGATGGGATCAGAACCCAACAGCTAGAATCCGGGACGCTATTCATCCAGCGCCAAGGCAAGTCTCTCAATGAGTTCTTGTTTACGGATGCTCAGGCCACCTACATTACTAGCAAAATCTCGCTGCTGGCTGGACATCTACTAAAGACGCCTACCAAGATGGCGTTACGCAGGTCAGTCGCTACTGACGAAAATGACTTGCTACTGATTGTCAACGGTCTGGATGGCTCGATTGCGGCCTTCTCTTTGCTGCGTGCTCAGAACGTGATTGCCCCGTCTGAGTTCACTACCAACGGAGAGTTCTTGGATGTTGGCGTTGACCTAAGCACAATCTACACCGTGGTCAAACGTACGGTTAGCTCATCTAGTGTTTATTACGTGGAAATTTTTGATGACAGTTTTCAAACCGATTCTGCTGTATCTGGTGGCGCTGCCGCTTCTGCCAGCCTATCTCATCTGGTTGGCAAAACAGTTGACATAATTTTAGATGGTGCGGTGCAAGCACAGCAAACCGTACCCGGCGGCGGAACCGTAACATTTAGCCGGTCGTCTACAACGTCATATCAGGTTGGTCTTGATTACAGCGTGCTAATCAGAACCATGCCGTTAGAGCTCAAGCTCCAATCTGGCTCAAGAATTGGATTCCGCAAGCGCATCCTTGAGGTCAACCTTTTGGTTAAAGACACCCAGAGCATGACGATAAATGGGATTGAAGTTCCATTCAAGGTTCTTGGTGCTGGCATATTGGATGAGGCAATACCGCTATTTACTGGCACAAAGACAGTAAGCGGAATACTTGGGTACAGCCAAAATGGGCAGATTACCATTGCCCAGACTGACCCGCTAAAGATGATTTTGCTTGGCATGGAATACAAAGTTTCGGTATATCCGGGGACATGATATGGAATATGTAGCGATAGCAGCAACCGTAGTAAGCGCCGTTGGTTCAATCCAAGGCGGCAAAGCGCAAAAGCAAATGTACAACTTGCAGGCTTTGCAAACCACGGCTCAGTCTGAGCGCAAGGCATTGCAATACGAATTGCAATCTAATGAGATCTTGCGGCGCAAAAAAGAGGCTAATGCGGCCATAGCTGCACGTTCGTTTGCCGGTGGTGTAGATGCGTTCAGCGGATCGCCAGACCTGTTGCGTGCTGTTAATGATACGGTTGCTGGGCGTGAGTTTATGTTTGCCTTGGATAACGCAAACCTTGCAATGTCCTTCGGCGACATTGAAGCCAATATGCTTCGTGCAGCAGGCAAGCAAGCAGAGAAGGCTGGATACTTTGATGCGGTTGCAAAACTTGGAATGGCAGCGGCGTCTGCGGCCAAGATGCCTACGCCTGCCAAAGCGGATTACAGCATTACTGCTGGCACATCATCCGCAACTATGGGTGGACAAGGATTGCAAGCTACTGGTAGCCAAGGGTTTACTGGCTCAGGCGGAATGGGACTGAGGTTAAGATAATGGCAGAACTTCCACGCTACCAACGAGCTGGCAATATGCCAGCCGACATACCGCAGTTAAGTTTTGCTAACGTCAAAGAGGCGGCTAGGCTGTCTTCTAATATAGGCGGTGCGCTAGATAAAGTATCTGCCTTTGCGTTAGGTGCGGTCAAAGAGCGCATCGACGAGGAAAACAAGATTGTCGGTATTCAGATGCGTGGTGAGCTTGAGCTATTGGCCAACGAAAAGATGGCTGAGTTTAAGCAAAAGCTACAAACCGGCGGGTATCAAAGCCATGAGGATATGCGGCAAGACGTGCTATCCCTGCAAGGCTTGTGGAAAGGCTTGGCTAAGGTAGACCCAAATCAGGCAAGCGGTCTAGCCAACTCAATCAATCAGCAGTCACGCACGTTGGTTGACCTGAGCGCAGAAACGTTTACCAAGGCTTACTTGGCTGACGCAGAAAACCAAATGAACTCCGTGGCCGGTGGGCTACAAACTCAAGTCTCAGACATCCTAAGAACTGCGGTTGATTTTGATGACGCAAACCTTAGAATTACTCAACTAGAAGGAACCCTAGGCGGAGCGATTGCTACAAAGAACCGCACGCTTGTTCCCAAGTGGATAGAGAAATCTGCCAAAGCAAAAGATGCAGGAATATCCGCATTTGCCTCAGAGTTTGTCCGTGGCTCTGGCGACATCAACAAAACATACTCGGCAATTATTTCCGGCAATACTGGCAATGCAGTAATGGATTCAATCCTTAAAACAGATAAGCGTGCAATTGTCGTAGATGCAGCCAAGAAACAAATGGATGAGTTTCGTGATGCAGAGCTTGCACGTGAGACAACTACCAAGCGGCAAATCAACACCCTTACGGCAGACTTTAGCCTTGCGGTTGCGGCTAATAACAAGCCAGAGCAAGACAAGATTCTTGACCAGCTCTACTATCTTGACCGAAACAAGTACCGTGAGATGGTTAAAGTACGTGACGAAAGTGGCGGTATGTTTTCCCAGTATGACCACGGCTTTGCTATTGGAGCATTGTCATCAAAGATTGGCAGCGTTACCGGCAGGGTACTGACCGTAGAAGACGTAGAGGCAAACCGTAAATATCTGACGCCATCTACCTACACCGAGTACATGAACAAGGCTCGGATACTGCAAGACGCACAAACGTCAGAAGTGATGCGACGCACCAAAGCTCAGCTTGGATTGCTGATTGGCAACCCAATGAATTCATCTGCAGCAAGAAATCAAAACGAACTTATTGCAAACCAAGTCGTTACTAAGTGGGCGGCTGATAAACAGGCCAATCCTAATATTGACCCGACACAATGGGTCGCAGATAACGTGACTGTCATTGCTAACACGGTACGTAAATCAGATACGGCAAATCTTGCCGATGTTGTAGTTAGTCGCCCAATTAGAACAATACAGGGTTACGACGACGCAATCCGTAAAGCAATCAATGCTAACGATAAAACACTCCAGACAAAGTTGATTAGCGAAAAGGCTCAGCTACAAGAAGCAATTAAAAGTGGTCTGGTTGACCAAAACGGCAACAAGATTGGCGGGACACGATGAAAGACATTGACGAACAGTATCTATTGACCCTGACGCTAAGGGATGCTGGTGGGCAGCGCCAAGTCTATTACAAAGATAATCGTGTCAACGAAACCGCTTATGTTGAGGAATTTCTTGAGTCTGGCGGAATGACGTTGCCATCAGACCAAAAGACAATGTCTGCGTCCACGTTTGGCAAGATGGCGGCTGACGTGCCTGCCGGTCTAGCCAAGGGTGCAATTCAGGGTACGGTTGGGATTGGTGGCGATATAGAGTCTTTAGTCTACGGCGTGCGTGAGATTATTAAGCGTGGTGCTGGCGAAAGCGCATTAGATGCTTTTATCAAAGGGCTTGAGTCTGAGACTATCTTACCTAAGACAGAGGAAGTTAAGAAGTGGTTAGACACTAACATTGGCACATTGATTCCTGCTGGCGAAACTGACGAGGCACGCAAGGAAGGCGCTAAGGTATCAGAGTTTGTTGGCGAGCTGGGTGGGGCTGGCAAAACTGTTGCTGCCGCAACCAAAGCTGTTGCCCGTAGTAAGAAAGCATTGACCGGCGCTGCGGCTGCGGTGGCTCCGGCGGCAAAAGAAAAAGGTGAGAAATAATGGCTAT